GTCCCTGACGTTCAGGTGGCTGAGCCGGTCGTGGAGGTCACGGATCCGGTCCCAGAGGTCACGGAACCGGTCCCAGAGGTCACGGAGCCGGTCACGGAGGTTCCTGCGGTCGTGGAGGTCACGGAGGTTCCTGCGGTCGTGGAGGTCACAGAGCCTCAGTAAATTCCCAACCTAAATTAGAATGAACTTCACACCGACATCTCCTACCCGCCTCATCTTTGCAGATTCGGCCAACAGGGACGCGTCTCTTTACCCGTCGGGAAATTCATATGTCCTCCACCTGACTCAGCCGATCAAGAACATCGAGCGAGTCGAGTTGGTCTCGGCCAGGGTCCCAAACACAATGTACAATCTCACGAATGGATCGAACGTTCTTACTATAGCCTCCTCGAACGTCTCTTTGAATCCTGGATTTTACTCAGTATATACCTTGGCACAGGCCGTGACCAACACAGGACTTGTGACTCTCGAGTACCTTCCGGCCGAGGGTCATTTCATATTTTATTCAGTCACTCAATTTACGATCAAAATTCAATCCTCAGAACTGGCAGCGCTTCTCGGTCTGGTAAATGGGACCACGTACACGAGCGCTCTAGCCCCCTTGACCGACCCTTCGTACTCCACAAAGTACATTCTGAAGAGCACGATCCTTGTCGACCTCAGTCTGAATGACTATATCTTCCTGGACATTGACGAGCTCAGGACGCCCAGTCACGTCGACACTGGGTCACTCCAGGGGACGACCGGTACCGTCAGTGGCTCGAACGCGAATCGAAACTTTGCGCCTGTAATTTTGGACGTGAATTCGGGATGCATCAAGAATTTCCATGAGAACAAGGACTACCGAGTCTCGGTCGACTACCCAGAGCCCATAGCGTCCCTCCAACGTCTGACCGTCCGCTGGGTCGACAAGACCGGCGCACCCCTCGACTTCCGGGGTTGGGAGACGAACGCATTCGTCCTGAGAATTCATATCCGCGAGGACCAGAATGACCTGGTACTCCCGCCCCCGCCGCCCCTACAGGACGTAGAAATCAAGCGTATAATAGAGGCTATGACGATCGCATATACGCCTCCACCACCGCCCAAGGAATCTAGGAGGAAGATTCCTTGGTGGTTGATTCTTGGTGTTTTATTGGCTGCTGTGTTTGTCTGGAAGACGTTCGGTCAGGCGCGGCCGGCTGTGGCGCCGATCTAAGCCCGGGTCACCGCGTAGACGGCCGGGCTAGGCTCGTTGATCTTCACGTTGCGGGCCAGAGCCTTGATCACCATGTACACGACGATGGCCAGCAGGGTCGTGAACAGCGCGCTCAGCACATAGTACTGACCGCCGTTCTTGCTGACAACGACCACCTGGGAGATGATCCAGCGGACCACGTCCATCCAGGCAATCGCGCTGGCGAAGGAGAAGCCAGCCACGATGGAGTTCAGGGACTGAGACTCGAGCTGGAGAGCGATACTGGAAATCATGGAGGCCATTTTACTATTGAATGCGAAAAAAAATAGACTCGCTGGGATCCCATGGGACGACCTCAGCGTGAGAGGCGGTCGGGCAGTACTCGCGGGTCGTGAAGCCCTGGACGTCTTCGTCCTCGTACTCTTCTTCCTGGAGAATGTCAGAGTACCCGAGGTCTTCATCGTCGTCCGTGTCGTCCGTCTCGATGCGAAACATCGGCATACTATTCATTCATTTTGTCGACCGAGGCTTTCAACGCACTTTCGGCTGGGCTCTCGGGTTCCCACGCGCCCCAGGTGTCCATGCACTCATTCATCTTCCGGGCCATGTCATCGGTTCCTTCGTAGCGGGCCCATTCTGGGTCTTCGTCCTCGTCTTCTTCCTCGTCTTCTTCCTCGTCCGAATCGGACTCGTCGTAAATTTCAGGGAACAGAGTCCCGATCTGTTTACCCGTCACGTACCTGGCTGAGTACATGAGACCGATCTTCATGTCCTGGGCTATGACTATGTCCCGTCCGCACGCCTTGGCGTAATGCGCCGCCAGTATCGTCGCGGATTCCATGACGGGCAGAAAGATGTCGAGAGCCGCCTCCATCTTTGCATTTTGCCTGGAACTTTATGGAACGTCTCGAGCGCGGACCCGTCTAGGACACCTCGGCGTTTGGAAACTCCAACTGGACCCGGCCGTTCTCAAAGTGTAGAAAGTTGTAGCTCGCGGCGTATACCCGAATGTCTCGGGCGGCCGCACTCGGTCTCAGGGCAATCTGGAGAATTTGATTCTTAATCATGGACATGTTGACCGAGCCTGTAGGGACGGCCCCCTCCGGGTCCAGACTGAATGAATACATGTAGAAAATTCGAGACGGGTTTCGAGTGTGATACTCGAGAGCCTGAATAGTACTCAGGAAAAGTGGCGAACCGACATCGATCGATATGCGCTCGGTCGAGTTGAAGAAGAGCGCCAGGGCCGCGAGCTGGTCACCGGTCCCATATTCCGTCGACGTGATCGTACTTGCGGCCGTGTTGCTAAAGTCGTACCCGAGCGCCGAGTTGTTCTGAATGACGAAAAAGAGTTCCTTGACGGGGTTTACGAAGCTCAAAAGGCACTGGACCGAATTGATTCCGACCGGTGCGAAGAATGACATCCTCTGGACCTGTTCGATCGGGTACATGCGAGGTTTCGTTTTTATGTACGATATTTCGGCGTCCGAAAGGTACGTGTACTCGACGTGAAGATATGCCGTCACCGGCAGCGTATACAGAATACTCGTCTGGAGTGCCGTGTCGTACATGAACGTCGTCGAGGGTCTGAAACTTATACGGAAATAGACAGATTCTTTGAATGCGAAAAGTGGCAGGCCGCTCTTGAGGCACGAAAACTGTAGGGGAATCGTATAGGTCGAGCCCGGCAGGGAGTACGTCCGGGAGGTTGGTGATTTACCGATGAGACCCTTGAGAGCGCCCTGCTTGCCTGTCGGAATCTCAAGGTCCAATTTCATATCGATATATTCCCCGTATATTCGCTCGATCAGGAGGTTCCCTATGTACAATTCGATGAAATCGATCATGAGGGTCCCGACCGAGTCGAGGACGGAACTGGGCGCTCCATTTGTCTGTAAAATTGTCGGGTACAAAACTTTGAGGTACATGGCCGTCACGAGATCCCCCGATTTAGGAATGACAACGATCGATTCCTGACCGAAATTGATCGTCCCGTTATCGAACTGAACTTTGTCGACCCGGGACGTGAACTGCGTCTGGCCACTGTACTTTTCTATAAAATATGTAACCTCTGGATCGCTCGAAAGGGCCAAATCTTCCTGACCCAAAAAGGCCAATGAGGCGCGACCGGCCATTACTACTAAAGGAAAACATTGTTTTCGGACGGGACTCTGCGCGGCCTATATGCTGACAGTACCCGAGTTGAACATGACACCGGCGAGCCCGTTCTCGATCCGCAGGACGTTGTAATTTATGGCCGTAATTCGTAGCTGTTTCGGATCTTCATATGCGGTCGTCTTGACCTCGAGCAGGATCTGTCGGATGCGACTCATGTTGATCTGACCAAAGGGTTTTCCGGTCCCGGTCACGGTCGCGAATGCGTACATGTAGAAATCCCTGGATGGGTAATTTGTGTAATGAATAAACGGCTGGAGAGAATTGAGGTAGAGGGTGTCGGTCGTGTCGCCCGTGAACGCTTCGGTCCCATTGAAAGTCAATGCGAGGCTCTGGAGTCCGTTGTTTTTGTAGTCGTAATTGGAATTGGATATGGGCTGGATGACGAAAAACAATTCTCGGACCGGGTTGATGAGTTTCAATTGGAAAATAGAATTCGTAAAGTTCGACAAAAGGTCGAACGTCTGGTACTGGCACTGAGTTATGAGATAGTCGAGCCTGTGCGACTTGAACCAATTGATTTCTGGTTCGGAAAGATAGACGTATTCGACGAGAATCGTCGCCGTCAAGCTCTGGACGCCGCCGATCGTGACGGCCGTTAATTCTTTAAAGTTTCGAAAGGTCACGTGGACCTCGACGTCCTGACGCTCGAGCGCAACGATCGGGATCGAAAGTTCAGGGTTTCCATAGAAATAAAAGGGCAGGTTCGTGTAGTACGTTCGGCCCGGGGGCACGATGTTCGACGTGTCGTTCCGACCGGTCAGGAGCGTCAGGCCCGGCTGGTTCTCGTACGGAATATTGAGATCGTTCCAGAGTTCGATGTATTCACCAGAGAGCGTCTGGACCGATTGACCTCCAATCTTGAGTTCGGCCGACTTGATAGCCCAGGTTCCGACGGAATCATAGTAATTGAAAAGACCGGTCGCGAGCGTATTCGAAGCGAGTGGGTACACGGTGATAAACGTGTTCGAAAAGACGTTCTGGGACCCGGGGTTCGTCGTCCTGAACGATATGTTCGCAGTCTGGAGTGGCGTGTCTATGATGGTCGGGACCGAGAAAGTGTACGGAGGCAAAAGACCCACACCGACCGGATACGTCGTGTTCCCGAATGTCAGACTCGAAATTGGATCCTGCCCGCACACGACGGCCGTCATCATGTAGACTCCGGCATTGGCAAAT